CTTTTTTACAATTATTTTTTGAGACCAGGTCTCATTTTTGAAGTTTTATGTGCGACAAGTTGTCAGCACCAGTTGGATTTGACCCATTCCTGCTCTGATTCGTGTGGATTTGGGTTACCGTGGAACACGGCCACCTTCGATTCGCTTTGTTTCTCAAAAGTCCAATCAGATTTAGCGAATCTTGGATTGTCTCTGTTGTTCCATTTATAACTAAAAGACCAATCATCTGGCATAGTTCTTAACCACCGACTGCCGTGTTTTTGCATAAGCAATGACATTACATTTTGGTCTCCTTGTTCTCTATCCCATTTTGCACGTTCTTTTAGGTATGGTTCCCATATGCAAGGCGTACCAACGGTATTGTTCCATTTCATAATAGAAGAGTTATACTGTTTTGTTGAAGGGTTAAAATCTCTGATTACACCAAAGGTTTGGTCATCACCAAAGGTAAAAAGGTCATCTATGTTATCTAACACAACTACATCCAGGTCCATATAAAGATTAGGTCCTACTAAACCTGCTTCTGGACTGAATAGTTGTAGTTTATTCCACCAGCCATCATAGTCGGTGTAATGAAATCTGCGATAATCTATATTACCTTTTACTTTTAATGCTAAGTCTTCGTGGTTATTGAAACAGATAAAGTTGTATGGTACTGTGCTATGTCTTTCAACCATATTGTAAAGGTGTTGAACATAATCAACTTGATATTTCTTACCATAATATACACATACAAAATTCATAGACCTAACCAATTAAATACTGCTCTTAAACTTAAAACCATATACATGGTTTCCATTAACATTCTCGGCCAGTCTTTATCTTTGTAACCAAAGTATACCCACATGACACATGCAACTACACTTAAAGACCAACCAACCCACTGTGTACTAATATTAGCACTTGATAGGATAAAAACACTTATTACTGCAATTATAAAACCTAACCATCTTGCTTTGTTTGACATGTCTAGTCACCTCTAATTTGCCTATTGGTTTTATCTACTGTTTTTAATACTGATAATCTAGTGGAGGCCAATTCTGCCGTCTTTAAAAATGCTCTTACATCTTTAGGAAAACAAGCACCAGCATATCCTTTACCATGTTCGCCTGGTACTTTCATATGACTAGAACCAACTCTCTCATCTTTCTCTACCATTGAAACCACTTTCTTGTAATCAACATCAAGTTTCTTGCATAGGTTAGCAATCTCGTTAAAGAATACTACCTTTGTTGCAAGGTATGAATTTCTGATATATTTAGTTAAAATCATCTCTGGAACACTACACTCATGTATCTTAACCGACATAGGATAAACCTCTCGTAATACATCTACCCAAAATGGTACATCTGCACCACCAATAAACATGTCTTTAACATTCTTCATATCATCATCAGCATATCTCTGTCTTAGAAACTCTGGACTATATGTAATTCTGTACTTGCCTGTCAGTTTTGCATAACCATCAATAGAGATAGTTGACTTAATTAGAACAGGTAGATTTAATTTGTTACTCTCTTGTAATACTTTCTCTACTATAGAGATATCACAACTTCCATCTTCGGCCTCAGGAGTAGGCACACAAATAATAATTCCCTTAGCAGAATATCCCTCATGCTTAGTGATTGTGTTCTTTTGGTAACCATCAATGTCAATTGCCACAATTCTGTGAATAGGGTTTAGCGCTTTATCAATTGCTTTGCCTACGTGACCATAACCAATAATAATTAAATCTTGTTTCATTTTATTTTCCTTTGTGTCGGCCCATGTACCATTTAGATGGTTCATAATCCCATCTTTTACCCTTGTGTCCTCGGACACCAGCGTACCATACACGTAACCTAACAAGAAAATCTAGGAAGTGTCTTGGCTTCTTCATATTCTTATCTGCTCCTAAGTGTCTCATATGCTGTTCCGTCTTCAATCTCTTCTAAATTAAACTGATTATGACACAACCCATACAACCACTCTTTTACTGTTGTTGCCTCTGGTTTAAATGGTTTTTCTATAGAAGCAAAACATTGACCGCTTAATGAAGCAGCTACATTTCTTTTATCACAAAATACTGGTGTATAATGTAATATTGCGTCTATAGCGGCTAAACTCATATTGGTAACTAAGCAATGTGCATTGTTTAAGTCATCATGTATATGTCTATTCCACCATTGATTTCCAGGTCTTGGCTTATTTCTTATCTTAATAGGTAAGTCTGTGTGTTTCTTAATCTCCGTTGAAACTTTGTCAATCCACTCTTCTTGTGTAATGCCGTTAACGTGATAAGTAACTGTTGGACTAGAAGGACATACTAACACGTATTCGCCTCTTGTACTTCTCCAACCTTTAAATTCTATGTTAGCTGTAAATGGTGTCTGGGGATTTCTTTTTGCTTTTTGTTTCTTTGCTATCAATTTTAATCTGTCTGGTGATACTAAAGGAAACTTAGTTGTATGAATACCGCCTTTAACAATTCTAAAGTATGTATTATGAGGTGCTACTATTTTTGGTTCAGGATATCTTACGATATCATCTGTTAAGTAACCAACGTCTACGTACCACCATTCTTTACCTTGTTCCTCACATTCTTTAATTTCTCTAAGATTATTACCTGCTAATCCCCAAAAGAAATGAATTTCATGTATTGAACCTTTCCAACCTTTTTCGATTGCTGGCCAGATTTGGTGTGATAGGCACTTGTCCCATCCTATTTTATGTGTAATTATTGCCATTTTAATAACCTTTTATGTACTTCACCTGAATTAATTTCATCAACAGTCCATTGTGTATAAGCACATTCATTTAACCATTGTTGTCTATCTGTATAACTATCTAATAGTTGAGACAGATTTTCTTCTCCTAATATATCTAAACTATGAAATGAAACAGGATAAGCATGTGATGTTTCTGATAATGCAACTGTTGGTATTCCCTCACAAACTGCCTCTACTAAAGCATTACTTGAATAAGAAACTACTACTCTTGCGCCGTCTAAATCTTTTTGAAACCCACTTCCACCATTCGTTTCCGAATAGTCCTCATAGTTGGTACTATATATAATTTTATTCTTAACTCCTTGATTAAAACTACCAAAAAAAGCACCTTCTTTTGAAATATCTCCGTACTTGTCTAAAAATCTAGGATGTAATCTAATCTTAATGTCTTCTCTTGTATATGTGGATATTTCTCTGATAATCTTATGCAAGTAATTAATATAGTTCCATTTTATACCATCACCTTCTGTGTATTTGACTAGGTTTTTATAGTGTTCTTCTGTGTATATATCATTTAAACTCGTATCGGTAGGATTTTGTAAACAGACAAGAATATAACTACCTTTGTTTCTCCAAGGTTTAATTTCTATACCTTGTTCTTGTTGTATTTTATTCCATCTATCAGGACCTACACCTTTATTTGCAAAGTATCCTTTATTCCATGTATAACAACCTTCACTAACTCTGTATTGGTAACTAGGTGTGCCTAACGTTAGACCTCTTCTAAATGTTGCACCCTCTAATACAAGATGTGGTTTTCTAGTTTGTTTAATAAAGTCATATTGTTCTTTAAATCCTTTGTAAACACCTTTGACACCTGTAGTAATATAGGCGTCTGTATTGTTATCTAAACCTATGAGGTCTCCACCTTTGACATTAAAATCATATAGTTTAAAATCTTTGTGTTTAGGAAATTCATAGAAACTACTATTTGTTTCTTCTATTTCACCTACTCTGAACGAACCTTTAAATCCAATTATCACTCTGCAACCTCTCAGCGGCCTCTAAGGCCTCACCATTTTTAAATTCTTTATCTGTAAACTGACAAGCAAGTAGACTGTATTGCCATTCCATAATCTTGTCTTCTGTTGGGTAATACAATTTTTCTATATCTGCAATAGTTATACTTGAAACTGGTGCCGATTGTGATATAGGGTCTACTATGCAAGGTATACCTTCTAATATTGCTTCAACGGCAACTGTTGATTGAAATGCTACAACACACCATGCACTTTTTAGACTTTCTGATAGAGGAGTTAATGCGTCTTTATATCTAATTCTTATCGTTCTATCACTGAATGCTCTAATGTCTCTCTGTGTCTTCTCCAACCAACCGTCAACTGTAATACCATAGATATTAGCAATTGGTTTCGTTGGTGGAATTATTAATATTTCACCACCTTGTTTTAAAAATGGCTTGGGTTTCTTAGGCTCACCATACTTCTCAATTCTCTTTCTATCTATATCTTCTAATTCTAAAAGGTAATTAAGTTGTAACTGACTTCGTATCATTCTATACAGTTTACCATTTGGACCAGGTACGTAATCTCTTGTAGCGTGAAAATATGCATGGTCTAAGTAGTAAAATGTATGTTTTCTCTTCTGTGCTTCTTGTATAATTTTGTGTGTACCTCTAAGAGTACCAATACATGCAACTGGATTCTTTGTCCAATCTCTAATATTAAAAGTATGCCAATGTGCGTTTTCGTATTGTCCAATCTTTTGGTTTCTGCCTAAATCAGGTCTATGTTCAATACCTCTGCCCTCACTGGCCAAGTCTATAAGAAATTTATCTTTACCTGTGCCTGTTAAAAATACTTCTATCACACCTGCTGTTCCTTATAGTAATTAAACCATTCGTCTGCATAATCAACATCTTTGTAATCTTTAAACCAAGGACCGCCTTCTGTAAAGTGTACGTTCTTAGCTTCATTGTTCTTTTCGTATTCGCCAACTAACCAATTCCATTCTAATGGTAAAGTGCCAATCTTATCTTCATTCTCTAACCATTTAAATTGATGTAGTTGTAGACCACTTGCACTATTAATATAGTCTGGTGTTAGTGTACTGCATTTAGCACAATTCATTAACATAAAACTAGACCAATTCTTTTTAGGATAAGCCGTTTGTGTCTGACCTAAAAACTTTGTATTATTCTTAGGTGTATAATCATGTTGACATACTTGAACGGCATACTTGTCATCTCTTAGTCGCCAAAGTTCATTAATGTCCGTTCTCATTAACATATCACAATCCATAAACAATGCCCAACCTTGGTAATTCATTAAATGTGGAATAATAAATCTACTAAAACTAAACTCTGTTGAAGATAAAGGACTACGTTCTCTTACAAAATCGTCTTTAATGTTTTCTAAGTAAATAGGTGTAATAGCAATTGGTTGTGTACTATTCTTTAAAATACTATATGCTAGTGTAGAAAAGGCTGCCTTCTCTTTACTGTCATAACCAATAAAAATGTTTATCATTAAAATTGCCTTTCTGGACTTCTCAATAATTTCTTACGTTTAGGACCTTTAATGTGGTCGTAAACAGGTCCTAATATAGACCTTGCTTGTACGTGACCTGGTTTACCGTCACCAATACTATAATTCTTACAACCATGTATATCTTCTGTTTGTTTTCGTACATAATCCCATACAAAACTATCATGGCTTTCTTGTAGTTTATAAACTGTATCTGTGTTGTACATTTCTTTCATACGAACAGCAAACTCAAAAGTATTTTCATGTCGTCTGTTGAAGTATAGGAAACCACATTCACTATAGAGGTCACCTCTACCAAGATAAGTCATAAAACTTTCTTGTCTGTGTATGTGTTTTTCAATCCAATCTTCGTCAATCCTCTTGTTAAAGATACTATCTGCGTCAATACAGATTAAACCATCATAGTCTTCACTTGTAATAATTTCATTACAATATGCATATACTTTGTAACTAAATCTAACTGCGTCATGTAGATACCCTTGTGGTGTATCTGCAACTGGTCTATCTTTGTTTCGTTCTACAAATTCTTTTAACTCTGGTATCTCTTCGTATGATGAACGTACTACCAGACCTTTCATGTTTGGTATATCCATCATATCTTCACTATAAACAATCAAATCAAAAGGCCAATTATAAGTCTCAAAAAACTTATGTCCATATTCTTTATATAATTTTTTATTTAATGTTGTAACTACACCTATTTTCATTTTTGAAAGACCGCCTCCTTACGCAATTGTCCTTTTTTAGTATAACCCCATTCTTTTAAGATTTCTGCAATGGCGTCATGTTCTTTTTGTTCTTCTTTATATGTAGTTCTAGCATGGTCCATAGGTAATTCTAATACTAATGTAATGTTATTATTCTTTAAAGTTTGTTCTGCACCAAGCACAACGTTTCTCTCATTGCCTTGTACATCTACTTTCATAAAACCTACGTTATCAAAGTTGTATTCATCAATAGTGACTACATCTACTTTCATTTTACTAAGTCTATCTGATTCTAATTTTCTTTGAGTATTACCTGTCTGTACACCCCACTCATTAAGTGACATGTTACCACACTCATCTGGTGATGAAAAGAAATCTACATCACTTTGTTTCTCGTTTGAAACTGCGACAGGATATAATGTGTAATTTGTTTTAATCATATTGGTCGTAAATGCCAATTGATTATCTGGATGTGGTTCAAATGCATGAACGAATTTAAATCTTTCTGATAGGTCTCTTGACCAGAAACCTACATTGCCACCTACATCAATGGCTTCAGCTTCAAAATTGTTACAATGTTCTAAACTGAAATCTCTTGTGTCTTTCTGATACTCCCATTTGCCTTTATGTTCTTTAAGAGTATGTTCATAGTGAGTGTCCCAATCTGGTAAATGCCACCCTTTAATTAAATTCATCATCTGCTCCACATTTAGCTATGTAATAACTATCAACAATATCTGAAATTGGATTACCAACTTTTTCTGTATCAAATATCTTCTTCAAGTCAATCTTTAAATCTTTGACAAAATGTTCATACATCTTATCTTTATCAGCATTACCTTTTCCAGTTGCAAACTTCTTTACAACACTTGGTACTACTGTCTTGTATGGTATATTTAGTTCTTCTAATCTATACTTCAAAATGCCACAATTCTCGGCAATTTGAAATACACCACGTCCTTTTGAACCAAAGGAGTAACCTTCTATGTAAACATAAGGATTTTGAGTTGCTAAAATTAGGTTGATTGCAAAGTCTGATATATTTTTAAATCGTTCTATGTCAGTCTTATATTCTTTATGTGCTTCACCGACAATCATATCATTCATAGTCATTGACCATTTCTTTTTACCTGTGAGGTAAAAGAACATCAATGCTCCATTATCAATACTAATCGCCGGAGAAGTTAAACTGTAATCAATCCCAATTATTGTCTTCGGTGTCTCTACCATCTGCGTCATTAGGTATCTCCTCAATAATCTCTTTAGGTTCGTTCTCAACTTCCCAACCACAAAACGGACATGACATAGGTTCTAAATCTTGTTGTTCAATATCCCACGTAACATGATAAGTCGTATCACAGTTCGTACATTCTTTTCTTGCTTTTTCCATTATAGTTTAAATTTCTTAAATTGGTCTTTTTCGACATCTTGTTTAATTCCACCAATAACATAACTCTCAATCTCTGTTTCTTGTGGTGCATTTTGTGTACCCTTTGAATTCAGCCAATGGTCTGTCCATGGTAATGGATTTGTTCTTTGGTCGTACTTCGGAGTTAGGCCGATTGCCCTCATTCTTCGGTTCGCCATGTATTCTACGAATTGGTGTAACAGTTTTTCTGACAAACCAATCATACTTCCTTTGGAAAACAGATATGTTGCCCATCGCTTTTCCTCTTCTACTGCTTCGTCATACATTTTGATAACTTCTTGTTCGGTATCTTTGATGACTTTTAACATTGTTTTATCGCCTTCTACGTCTCTGTAGTTATTGATAATACGTTGTGACATTGCTAAGTGTTGTGATTCGTCTCTTGCAATGAATGATATAATTTTAGCACTACCTTCTAGTAGTTTTAATTCACCAAATGCAAACGAACAAGCAAACGATACATAGAAACGTAAACCCTCTAGGATATTTACAGTAACTAATGCTAACCATAGTTTCTTCTTCAATTCATACATATCAACTTTTTCAGGATTCAAATGCCATTGGTAACCTAGATTAATTAGGTCATCATATGTCTTTGTAATTGATGTTGCTCTTGCTTGAATTTTATCATCACCCATAATAGTATCAAATACTTCACCTGGTTGTGAGTATAAGTTTTTAATAATGTATGTGTAAGAACGAGAATGAATAGTCTCAATAAAATCCCATGTAACAATACAACCCTCTATCTCAGGTAATGATACAAATGGTAAGAATGCCAAACATGGACCTCTTCCTTGTACACTATCTAACATAGTTTGATATTTTAAATTAGCAGTAAAGATAAACTTTTGTTGCTCGGATAATTGTGCATAATCATTTCTATCTTTTTGCAAAGAGATTTCTTCAGGTCTCCAGAAATAACCTAGTTGTTGTTGGTTCAACTTATCAAAGATAGGATATTTCATATCATCATATCGTTGTATCTGTAAGTCTTCACCAAAGAACATAGGTTGCTTCGTAAAGTCAATATTCTTACCTGTGTTTAGTACACTTCTACTCATTTATTTTCTCTCTCTTATATGGCGCAAGAATCACAGGCTTCTTCATCATCTGCCTGTAACGTTGCTGGTTGTGTTTCTGCTACTTCGTCTTTCCATCCCATTGGGTGTAAAGGTTCGTCTTCGTCTTTCTTACTATCATATGTATTCTGATAATAACTTGTCTTCCAACCTAGTTTGTAAGTTGTTAATAAATCTTGTGCCATTTGGGCAATAGATACTTGACCTTCTTCATATTGTTCTGGATTATAAGACCAGTTACCAGAGATTGCTTGGTCAAAATACTTCTGCATTACTGCAACGATATTTATATATCCTTCATTCCCTTTCATGTCCCATAATAGAGTATATGAATTCTTTAAAGTCTTGTAGTCAGGTACAACTTGTTTTAAAGTACCTTTCTTAGACTTCTTAATTGACAAATAATCTCTTGGTGGTTCAATACCATTTGTCGCATTTGATACAACACTAGACGATTCACTCGGCATTTGTGCTGATAGTGTACTATGTCTTAAACCATGTTCTTTAATATCTTTACGTAACTCTTCCCATTTCATAGTAAGTTTACGATTACAAATTTCATCAACTTCTTTCTTATAAGTGTCGATAGGTAAAATACCATCACTATACTTAGTTCTATGAAATAACTCACACTGACCTTTTTCTTTAGCAAGGTTGTTTGACGCTTTCAATAGGTAATATTGGAAGTTCTCTGTTAATTCATCAACTTGTTTCCATGCTTTAGGGTCAGAATAATTTAGTTTTTGTTTTGCTAGATAATGTGCAAGACCAATATAACCAATACCTAAACTTCTACGTGCCTTAGTAGATACTTCGGCAGCTTTAACAGGATATTCTTGGTGGTCAATAATCTCATCTAATGCTCTAACAGCAAGGTCACAAAGACCTTCTAAATCTTCTAGGTACTGTAACTTACCTACGTTGATTGCACTTAGTATACATAACGCAATTTCGCCCTCACCATCAATGTGTGTGATAGGTGTAGTTGGTAATGTAATCTCTTGGCATAAGTTAGACATGTAAATTCTATCTTTAAAAGAAGAGTGAGTATTACAGTGGTCAATATTCATAATATAGATACGACCTGTCTCTGCACGTTCTTTTAACATATTCATAAACAATGTTTGTGCTGATACTTTTCTTTTCTCTACACTAGTTTTACGTTCTGCCTTTTCGTACAGTTCATCAAACTCTGGTGTTCCCCATGCTTCATATAATTCAGGTACTTCGTGTGGTGAGAATAAAGTTATTTCGCCATCTTGAATAAATCTCTCATAGAAGATTTTAGATAGTTGAATACTGTAGTCGAGTTTACGTACTCTGTTATCTTCCGTACCTTTGTTGTTTTTGAGAACAATGATGTCTTCAATTTCTTTATGCCAAATAGGGAAATGCACTGTAGCAGAACCCCCACGAACACCGTTTTGTGTGCAACACTTAACCGTTGCCTCAAACTTTTTGAGGAAAGGTACAACTCCTGTGTGCTGGACTTCACCGCCTCTAATTCTGGAATTAATGCCCCTGATTCTCCCAGCGTTAATACCAATACCAGCCCTTTGTGCAACATAAGAGCCAATAGCCATATCACTACTGAAAATAGATGGCAAACTATCATCAACATCAACCAAAACACAAGAAGCATACTGCCGAATAGGAGTTCTAACACCGGCCATAACCGGAGTAGGTATATTGATTTTAAATTTTGAAGTAGCGTCATAATACTTTTTAACATATGTCATTCTCGTTTCTTTAGGATAATTAGCAAAGATAGTAGCTGCTATTAGCATGTACATAAATTGTGGAGTTTCAAACACCATACCATTACTTCTATCTTGTACTAGATACTTGTCAATAACTTGTCTTAGACCAGCATATGTAAAATCATAATCTCTTGTATGAGATACCCAAGATTCCATTCTATTAAAATCTTTTTCATCATATACGTCTAAAATTGTTTTATCATAAACACCTATCTCAACACCTTTTTTAGTGTGAGCATAGATATGTGGATGGTCCCACATTTTATGGAATATTTGTTTACGTAAACTGAATAGTAATAACCTAGCAGCTGCAAACTGATAGTTAGGGTTTTCTAATGTGATTAAATCTGAAGCAGACTTAATTAAAATTTGTTGTATTTCATCTGTACTAATGCCATCATAAAATTGTAAACCACTAGACATCTCAATCTGAGATGAAGAAACACCTGTGATATCATCACAAGCATATTCAACCATTTCATGTATTTTGTCAATGTTAAGTTGTTCTGTTCCTCTACCATTTCGTTTTTGTACTTTAATATTCTCTGCTACCATCTGTTTTCTCCTCTTAACACTTTCTGTAATTAGTCATATTGGTTAATGCTTTAAGTCCTGAATACGTATGTTTACTTATAAGATTCTTGACCTGTATTTTCGTCATACCAGAAATAATTAAATCATTTACATCTTTCAGTTGTAAGTCTTCTGGCCATACTACAACGTTATATCCTTTATCTATTACATCATACATTCTATTAACAATTTCTTTATTGCGAGGCTCGTTATCAAATATATATGTCACTTGTTCAACTGGAGCTTGGAGCGTCAAATCAGCACCACCGGCAGCTAAACAGTTATCTATAAACATACTGTCTATAGGTCCTTCTACAATATAGATTTGGTCTTGCAAGTTGACAGTATCTAAACCATACACTTTTTGTTTTGATTCGTCAAGCTTAATCGTTAAATATTTTGGTTGTTCATTCCCAAATGCACGGCCTTGAAAAGCGAAAGCTTTGCCTTGAACATCATAGAAAGGTATAATCAACCTTGGGTGTTCACCTCTTGTATGAGGAAACGTATTAGGTTTACACTCATTAACAAATGCCATAAATGTATTACTAATAAAAAGTTTATCGTAATATTCTTTAGGTATTTTTCTCTTCTGAACATATTGAGAAACCGGATGGTCCTCTGCCAATTCAGATACTTTAGTAAGACCTTTTAAAAAGTCCTTTTCTTCAAAGTGTGGTACAAAATCATCAAACTCAGGTTTTGCCGTGGAGGGCGCTGAACCTTTGTATCTTTCTAGTAAATATTCTTCGTACTTTTTAGGGTCGAGGTATTTAAGGAAATTTGATAAACTGTGTCCTTCACTACAATTGTGACACTTGAAAAACATATCATTTTTTACTCTGTAAAGATATGCTCTTGCTTTAGTTTTACTCTTCTGCGAATCACCACAATAAGGACATCTGAAATTATATAGGTAATCAGACTTCTTCTTAAATTGTGCCAACCTGGCAGATATTTCATTGATAAACTTTAAATCAATATAACTAGACATAATATACGTATTTTACTTTCAATTAGATTAGATGTACATAATAACATAATAATCTGTGTTTGTCAATGCTGAAACGAAACCTCCAGCGTGAAAAATAGCACCGAGGTTTCCAGCGCTTAATAATTGACCGGATTAATTCAGCTGGTAGGTTATTTCATCATGGAAAGGATTTCGTGGCCATTTAGTGCGATAAACCACCCTACTACAAAGGCACCTCCCATTATGAGCCATTTATACTTCTCTAGTATAGTAATTCTTCCTCTAATGTCAAGCGCCACTGACTTAATCTCTATCAGCAGTCTCTTTTCTAGTTGGTTCATTTCTTTTGAAAGGTCGTGATGTACCTTATCTATTTCTCCAGCTCTTTCTTTTAACTTATCAAATATAATTTCATCTATCTGTTCTTGTCTGGAAATCTTTTCTTCGTGTACGGCTAACATCTGTTTGATTGATGTTGATACGTCCGTTAATTTTTCTATTGCTGTATCTAAACGATTATTTAAGTTACCCACGTTATCTACATCTCTTTTTAAACCTTCAAGTTCTACTTTGAGGTCTATAAACCCTTTGTTGTCTGCCATTTGCTCTCTCTCTTTGGGTAACATTGCTTTGTTCTCTATCCTGTAAAGGACGTTAATAGTAGGACTGATATTTATTACTTTTGATAACACGTATTGGTGTATCTCTTTTATATATTGTCCTATATCTATTTAGTTCTTTTATATATTGTACTATATCTATTTAATCATTTATGCTGCTGATGGCATGCCTAATTCAGCACATCTTCGTAAAATAAATAATTTCTTTTGCGTTTTTCTCCTCCTTCTATCTTTCTGTTTTCTTATTAGAACCCATGTTGTATGCAATGCATATAATCGTGTTCTATGGTCAGTTCGAATTTTCCGTTTAATTACTTTGTACAATTTTCGTTGTTGTAATCGTGTCAGATTTACCTCCTGTTAAGATTAAGTTGAATAGTCTTTAGATTAAATCGCCTCCTTTGGTTTATAAATTGTGATTAGTTCTTCTTTACCTTTGACTTTAATTTTGTCAACTTCAATACTTTCAACATCTTTCAGTTGTTCCATTGTGTGAGAAGAATATAATGTAGCAAGAATATTACCATCTTTACCTTTGTAATTCCTTGTCGCAGCCTCTAGTCTAGCAGCTAAGTTAACTGCGTCACCAATGACTGAGTAGTCAAACCTCATGTCACTACCCATATTACCAACAATACATGTACCTGTGTTAACACCTGAACCTATGTTGATTTCTGGTAGCCCTTTATCTTTAAATTCTTTCTTTAATAATGCCGTTTCTCTAGCACACTCTATACTTGTCTTAACAGCCATCTCCGCATGGTTAGGACAGTCTAAGGGTGCGTTCCAGAATGCCATTATGCAATCGCCCATGTACTTATCAATTGTGCCGCCATTATCCATAACTATCTTACTCATTCTATTTAAGTAGTCATTTATAACACCAACTAAGCCTTCGGGGTCATCATTGTTCTTATAATGTTCTGAGATAGGTGTAAACCCTACAATATCCATGAATAAAAATGACATCTCTTTTCTTTCACCACCTAGTTTTAATTTACTAGGGTCTTTCTGTAGTATTGCAACCTGTCTAGGGTCAAGGTATGATTCAAACTGTTTCCTAATCTGTTGCTTTAATTTAAATTCTAATATAAATCTGTTGAATATACTATGTAAACCAACGAACATTATTGTTACTAAAATCCACGTAACATCTACTAACATTAATTTGTTAAAGAAGTATTGTGTACTATACACTGCTATGCCTGAAAAGGCAACCATTAAACCGCCAACAATGTAGTAAGGAGTAAATCTTGTAAGCACTATTATAACAGAACCTACTAAAAAGGCAACAGCTAATTCTAACAACCAAGATATATCTATTCTTGTGATATTAATACCATCTATTAATGTTTGTACTGTTGAAGCAACTGCAATGTAATCGTATTGTGGTCCTGTTGGTGAGGCAATTACACCACCTAATCCTTCGGCAGTTAAAGCAATGATAACTGTTTTACCTTTTAATGTATCAAAACCACCAAGTCCGGCCTCTGCTAAAGATATAGTTTGATATTCTTTATTCCATGTTAACCATATTCTGGCATGTTGGTCTGTTTTTATTGTTGCAAAACCTGGTACTCTCATAGCAATAATACCTGAGGCACCTGACTTAACTTGATAACTAGGGTCACCAACGGCAACTCTGATTACTTCTATTGCAATGTTTGGATAAACATCATTACCTATTTTCATAAGCAATGGCATTCTTCTTACGACACCATCTATTTCTGTATTAACATTTGTAACACCAACACCGGCTGCATTATCTCCTACACTTGGTATTGGTCCTACCATACCAGGCCATGAGAATAACCACTCTAGTGGACTGCCAATCTTGGCAACTCCTCTAGGATAACCATTCTTAGTTGTTTGATTTGAACCTGTCTGTGCAACTACAACAAAATTATCTTTTAATGCCTTTGCAAACTCTTCATCACCACCTAATCTATCCTCTTCTGCAAAAAGAATAGGTAATACAATGACACCAACTTCAGCAGCTCTTAATTCTTCTATAACACCTGCTAATATATCTCTCTTCCATGGCCATTGACCATAAAGTTCTATTGACTTCTCGTCTATAGTTACGATAGCAATGTCTTGTGATACTTGTTTCTCTTGTGATTGGAATAAAAGGTCAAAAGATTTTAACCTTAGAATTTCTTTTACCTGAGGGTCTTGTAACCCTATCCATGTAAGGGCAAATAATGTAACAAAGGCAAATGCCCAATTGGTAACTATCTTCTTCATCTATTATTATTTATCCTAGTTTTGTGTTACTGTTGCTGAACAACTAGAAGAAACACAATTTTGTTGTAGATAATAATTCTGTCCTGTACTACTATCTTGTGTTAAATCTATCGTTGAAGGATTCCCACTTAAATTAATTGTTGCATTATGGTCACCACTTCCGTCTTGTGTTAAATCTATTGTGTGACTATCAGTCAATGTTATCTCTGCATAGTGGTCGCCTGTACCTTTTTGGTCTACTGCAACATTATTAGAACCATCTATATCTAAAAACAATTTCTTATCTCCTGTTTCTGTTTGGTCTACATCAACAGTATTACTATTGCCTATTATAGTGACTGACATATAGTGTTCGCCAACATAATTGATTGCTGATTGGTCTAAGTCTACATTGTTTGATGAACCTGTTATATCTAATATTGCTCTTTGGTCTTCATTTTGTGTGACTGCAACAGTATTAGATGAACCTGTTATATCTAAACCTAAAACATTATCATCACCAATCTGGTCTAAATCTAAAGAATTATTATCTCCGTTTATAACAGCTGATGAAGATAAGTCTGTGCCTATAATTAAGTTATCATCACCGTCTTGTAATATATTTAAAGTATTACCATCACCTGTTTGTGTAATGTATATTTGATTACCACTTACAGATTTATTTCTTATAGCATTAAACTCTGTTGTTTGTGATGATGTAATACCAGATGTACTTGCTAATAATATACCTTCGTTTGCTAATGTCTGTTGTAGAAAGGCATAAAATCTGGTCATCCAGGAACTATTAGTATTTTTAAATTGTGTTTGGTCAAAGGTAACTATTAGTTGACCACCATTACTGCCATAATCATAAGCTGCCCATGACTTTTGAGGGTGTGTACCAGTTGAATTGTTAGAACCTAAAGCAGTACCACCTGATTGCATACTAAACAAGTTTTTTGTTACCCAATAACCTGCTGTTGCGTCACCTGAATATGAACCATTTGCATAAGAAACAAAGTTTGCGTTACCTGAGTATATTGTAATTGCACCTACACTTAATTTACTTTCTATCAATGCTTCAATACTACCTGTTCTATTGTTATTGTAAACACCATTACCTGCAATTATAACATTACCACCATTACCAATATAAGTTTCGTATGCCGTCTTACAACTACTACCACAATTTGAATCGCCTGCAATATTAATATGTAAATCTTTGTTAGTAAAATCTGATAGAGTTACACTACCACTATTTGTACCTGTTACAGTATAACCTAAATCTTCTAGTTCACTTTTTAATTGTGTGTATTGTTCACTTG